GTTGAGATAAGCAAGATACTTTTCCAAGAGCCGACGACACGTCGGATTGTAATAGGAATCCATGCGAAGAGCACAGGCACGCAAGTAGTGCCAGCGGACATCATCGATGTCAGAGCCCCAAGCCATTGAGCACAACACGCGCTCGGCTTCCGGGACTGGCATCCACATGCCATAGCGCTCATCATACACAAAGCCGTTCGAAAGGAACTGAACTTGGTGCAGAGGACGAGGCGTAGGACAGGGAGTCTTGGTTGTGACGCCAACTGAACTCCAAATGCGCGAGATGTTTGGTGGGTTGAACCAGCCCACTACTTCATCGCTACATGTGTAAGTGTTGTCGTCACCACACAAGGCCGCTTCCACGTTCTGATGGAAATCTTCATACGAAGGCTCGCGACCCTGCTCAAGTGCCAAGATAATCCAAGCGTAAGCAAACAAACGATAAAGAATCATCGTATTGTCCACAATAGTGTTACTGCTTCCGCTGGGATTGCCAGTATGCTTCTGAACGAGTTCACCGTTCTCCAATACAATGACCGAATGTACTATACTCTCGTAGAGTTTTTCCATGCGATTCCAATTGTCAGGAGTACGTTGATCGCAATCAAGCATTGACCATCTGATGTCACGCTGACCCAACAGCGCCCTCACAAAAAGGCTAGAATCATACTCTGACTCGTCAAGTTCAAAGGCATTTCGACCAAAGTCTGTACACCCTCTATCTTGTCGAGCAAGCCGACGAAACAGCTTATTCCAGCCTCCAAGAAACTTGGTTGCGCCAACGACGGACCAGATACCGTCGCTTGCGTGGTCGTAAAACCGATTGTTCTGATCAAGACACATTCGGTTTAGCGCTGAAGAGTGCTCAAATGGAGACGCCAAAAAAGTTCGCAACTTGTTTTCGGCAATCTTCTCCGTCGAACGGAGTTCACGCTTCTGAGAGCATGTCCAGATAGGCACCATCTCGAAATCTGGCAGCGCCAATTCACACCAATAATCATTCAGCACACGCGTGCCTACATCTGACTCCAGAAAGTCACGTTTATTGTGGAATTTCAACGACCAAGGGTATCCGCAGGATGTTGACTTATCCATCTCAGACACCACATCATCC